CGACTCGGACCTCGAGCCCCCTCCGAAGAAGTTCATGGCGATGCTCAACCTCGCGCCGCACTTCGCCGCGACCTGGAGAAGGGAGCGGAAGGAGTTCCCCTCGCAGTCGGAGTACGACATGTCCTTGGCCTCCATGGCCGCACGAGCGGCGTGGACCGACGAAGAGATCGTGGGGCTCGTGGTCGCCCACCGACGCGAGGGCGGTGAGCCGCTGAAGATCGACCGTCCGGGCTATTACGAGCGCCTGATCTCGAAGGCTCGAGCCTCAATCGAATCCGACCACGCCCACGAGCGTCTCGCCGAGCGAGTCGAGGCGGTGTCGACGGGGGGCGCCGACATCGAGGAGGAGAGGCCCGACTTCCTCTCCGACGTGTCGACCCTTCTCGGATTCCGCATCCAGCGGATCATCAAGTTCGTGACCGACCCGCCGCAGTACCGCCTCGTCCTGGACGAGGGGCAGATCCATCTGGGGGGCGTCGAGTCGATTCTCAGTCCCGCGAAGTTCCGCGCCTCGATCGCGGCGGTCGCGGGCCATCTCATCCAGCGATTCGCCAGTGATCGGTGGGACCCCGTGGCTCAGGCGATCCTCCAGGCCGTCGAGGAGCTCGACCTCGGCATCGATTCCACGACCGAGGGGCTCGTCGGCGAGTGGCTCACGGAGTACCTCCAGCAGCACCGACCCTCCGAGGATCGGGCAGAGGCGATTCCGATCAAGCACCCCTTCCTCCGAGGCAACGGAGAGGTCTGCATCTTCCTGGCCGAGTTCCGCAGCTGGCTCGGATTCCACCGCGACGAGAAGATGGGCCGGAAGCAGTTGGCGACCCTGCTGCGGACGGCGGGCTCGGAGCCCGTCACCATCAACTACGTCCGAGAGACGGACGGGAAGAAGACGACCGCGTCCTGCTGGACCGTCCCCGTCCGCATCGCCGCCAGCCTTCCATCTCCTTCTACAAGGGAGGAATCCGCGACCTAGTAGGCGACCGCTCAACCATTGGCAATCGCCTAATGATCGCCGTAAGTCTCTCCTCTACATGCAGATCCGGCCGAACCTGTTCCCATTCCCCCGCCAATACTTATTGCGATGACCTTCGATCAGTCTGATCGCCCCCCTCTCCGCCCCAATCCGGGCCACGACTACCGTCCTGGGATGTTCCCCACCTGGAAGTCCCTCGGCTGCCTCGTCCTCGTCAACTGCCTGATGGGCTGGATCATGATCCTCGGCATCATCGAGGCGTGGATGATCATCTTCGGGTGAAAGAGTTCCGGCTACATGGACCGCCGGGGTGTGGCAAGTCTCACGCCCTCGCGACCCGCTGGGTCCCCGATGCCGCCGAGCGGTTCGGCGGCTCGAGGGTCGTGATCTGCTCGCTCACGAAGACGGCGGCGAAGGAGATCGCCTCCAGGGATCTCCCTATCCCGAGCGACAACGTGGGCACCCTGCACGCGCTCGCCTTCCGAGCCATGGGCAGACCCCCGATCGCCGAGGCCATGGTCGACGAGTGGAACGAGGCGAACCCGATGTTCCGCCTCGGCACCAGCTCGCCGAACGAGGAGAACCCCGAGATCCAGCGGTCGTCCGTCGGCGACGAGCTCATGACGCTCGCCCAGGTCCTGCGGCATACGAGGACGCCTCGATCCAAGTGGCGCCCGGATGTCGCCGCCTTCGATAAGAAGTGGAGAGCGTGGATGCAGGAGACGGGGTGTCTCGACTTCACCGCGCTGATCGAGAAGGCCATCGAGGAGGTCGACACCGCACCAGGTCACCCTGCGGTCTTCGTCGTCGACGAGGCGCAGGACTGCTCGCAGCTCGAACTCGACCTCGTCCGCAAGTGGGCCTCTGCCGCCGAGTACGTCGTGCTCGCGGGAGACGGGGACCAGGCCATCTACGGGTGGCGCGGTGCATCGGTGAAGGCGTTCCTCGGCACCGACATCCCCGAGGAGGCGAACTACCACCTCACCCAGTCCTTCCGCGTGCCCCGTGCGGTCCACCTTGAGGCGTCCAAGTGGATCTCGAGGGCGTCCTTCCGATACGCGGTCCACTACGAGCCCCGCGACTTCGAGGGCGAGGTGACGACCACCAGGGGATCATCCAAGAACGTCGAGCCCCTCATCGAGGACGTGATGCGAGACGTGCAGCGCGGGAAGACCGTGATGATCCTGGGCTCGTGCGCGTACATGCTCCGAGGCGTGATCGCCGTCATGCGTCGGGAGGGCATACCTTTCCACAATCAGTTCAGGCCCTCGAACGTCGCGTGGAACCCCCTGCGCGGTGGCGCTGCTCGACTTCGCAACTACCTCCGACCCGACGCCGAGATGTACGGCGAAGCTGCTCGCGTCTGGACATGGCGAGAGGCGGCGAACTGGGTCGAGATCCTGCGGGCCAGGGGCGTCCTTCCCGCGTCTGGAAAGACGTGGATCCAGCAGCAGGCGAAGGAAGACGACCGAGCTCGTGCCATGATTGAAGAAGGCGACGGGCGAGCAGTCTTCGGGGACTCGTGGGACCAGATGTTCCGCGAGTTCGACAGCGGCGATCCTCTGGCGTGGCTGCACTCGAGGGTGATGCCGTCGAAGGCGAAGACGATGGAGTACGCCTTCGCCATGGCGCGGAAGCAGGGCAAGTCCTCGCTCTTGGAAGACCCGAAGATCACCATCGGCACGATCCACTCCGTGAAGGGCGGTCAAGCGGACGTGGTCTACCTTCTCCCCGACTTGTCCCCATCGGGCATCCGCGAGTGGACGACGCCCGGCGAAGGCCGAGACGGGATCATCCGCACCTTCTACGTCGGCATGACTCGAGCACGCGAGAAGCTAGTAGCGTGCCGACGGTGGTCTGCCCGTGCCATCGACTGGGTGGTGACTTGATGTCCTCAGACCGCGCTCATAGCTTCGGGTCCATGCAGTTCGTGGGGATCGATCCTGGGATCACGGGAGGAGTCGTCATCCTCAACGGTGACGGAACGCTGTCGAACTCGATCAGGACGCCGATCATCAAGGACGGGTCGAAGAGGCACTTCGACATCCCTGGAATGGTCGAGATCATCGACTCGATCGACGAGCCCGTGGTCTGCGGCATCGAGAAGGTCGGCACCCTTCCCCGCGACGGTCGCGTCGGCGCCTTCAACTTCGGCAGGGGCTACGGCCTCTGGCTCGGGATCCTCGGAGCTCTCCGTGTCCCATACGTCGAGATCCCTCCCCAGCGGTGGCAAGCGAAGATGCTTGCGGGGCTGCCTCGAGGTCCGCAGACCAAGATCTCCGCCGTACAGCGTGCCAAGTCTCTCTTCCCCGACATCCCCATCCGCGTCAAGGCGGACTGGGGGATGGCAGACGCGGCACTCATCGCCGCCTTCCAGCGTCTCACTCACCTCCCCCTCTGATGGACATCCAGACCTTTATCTTCGGTTTCCTGGCCGGACTGCTCTCCGCTTTCATCCTGACCTTCGGGGTCTGCCTCCGCTTCTTGATGCCGTTCATCCGCGAAGCCCAAGAGAAGGCGAGGCGATCGTGATGGACGTGATGGTCTCGAACCACAGCTCCTGGCGCACTCACTACCTCCAGGGCAGATTCGGTGGACTCGCGCACCTTCTTTCGCCCGAGGGAATCAGGGGGCCATACCCGCACCTGCCCTATGCCATGGACAACGGGGCATTCCCTGCATGGAAGAATGGTCGAGAATGGAATGAGCAGGAGTTCGTCGACGCCATCGAGTGGGTGAAGGCCCAAGAGATTCGACCCCGCTGGATCCTGGTCCCGGATGTGGTGACCGACTCCGAGGCGACCTTCGAGTGGTGGAGCCGATGGGAACCGCAGCTGCGCGAACTCAGGATTCCGCTCGCCTTCGCAGTGCAGGACGGCATGACTCCGACAGAAGTCGATCGCAGGGTGTCCCCCGACGTGATCTTCGTCGGCGGCTCTCGAGACTGGAAACTTCAGACGAGGGAGGCGTGGGCCCGTGCGTTCCCCCGAGTCCACATCGGCAGGGTGAACGGATTGAAGGATCTGATGGCGTGCCACAACCTGGGCGTCGAGTCAGTCGACGGCACGGGGTTCTTCCGAGGCCGTCGCGCCCAACTGCAAGAGCTCGTCGACTATCTCGAGGCGTATCCGAAGCCAGGCCCACTTGCGCCGATGTTCATGCCCCGCGACGACGGGCATCCTCAGTTCGCCTTCGATCAGCTGGAGGCACTTGAGCGATGAGGGTCACGCTCACCATCTGCGCGCACTTCGATGCGGCGCATCGAATGCCGTCTCATGCGAATAGCACCCGCAAGCGAATCCATGGGCACACCTACCGCGTGCACGTCACGCTCGACAACGTCAGCCAGGTCTTCGATGTGGACAGCGAGAGGGCGCGGCTCAAGTCGCTCCTCATGGAGTTCGACCACCGACAGATCGCCGAGTCGAAGGACGACGTGGTCGACGATCACGACGCACTCGTGCTAGGCGAGCCCGTGACGATGGAGGCCATCGCCCGCAGGATCGCGTGGCGGTACGAGCAAGGGGCGCCGAAGGGACTGGTGCGCCGTGTTCGCGTGAGCTCGCAGCCCGACGCTTATGCCGAGGTCGAGCTGTAGGATGCCCAACTTCAAGAACGACGGCATCACGAACCTCTTCGTGAAGGAGGTCTTCTTGACGCTCCAGGGTGAGGGACCGCTGACGGGGTGCCCTGCCGTGTTCGTCCGCCTTGCTGGGTGCAATCTGAAGTGCTGGTTCTGCGACACCGACTTCGAGGGAGGAGAGCGATATACCCTCTCGAGGCTGCTCCAGGAGGTCGAGGAGTTGGCAGTGATCCCCCCTCATGAGCCTCGACTCGTGGTCGTGACGGGAGGCGAACCCTTCGCTCAGAACATCACTCCGCTGATCGCGACCCTCCTCGGGAACAAGTTCCGCGTGCAGATCGAGACCGCGGGCACCCTCTGGAGAGACCTCCCAGAATCTCCCGAGCTGCACATCGTCGTCTCTCCCAAGACGCCCAAGGTCCATCCTCGAATCCGAGCAAGGGCGACGGCCTGGAAGTACGTCATAGACTCGTCGCAGCCTTATGACCTCGCAGATGGACTGCCCATCGATGTGACCCAAGATCTCCAGGAGGCTGGGGCCGGGCAGCCTGATCCCGATCAGGTCCCGCGAGCCTTGGCGAAGCCCACTCGGAACTGCCCCGTCTATCTCCAGCCCTTGCATGAGGCAGACGGTGATCGCTCCGAGAGGCACGTCCAGAAGACCGCCATGAGGTGCCTGGAGTACGGGCACCGACTGAGCCTCCAGACCCACAAGATCATCGGATTGCCATGAAGTTCGCCGCCTACCAGTACCCCGCCTGCCGCGTGGTCCGGATCGTTGACGGGGACACCGTCGACCTCATGATCAACCTGGGCTTCGACCTCTTCACCAAGAAGAGGGTCCGCCTCTACGGGATCGACGCCCCCGAGACTCGGACCCGTGACTTCGACGAGAAGCAGAAGGGGTTCGAGACCAAGGAGCGGCTCACCAGCCTCATCCTCGGCGACGAGCTCGAACTCGACGACGCTCGAGTCGACCTCGAGAGTCACGACTGGGACAAGTACGGCCGAGTCCTCGGGACCCTCTGGGTCGGGGATCTGAACATCAACAGGCAGCTCGTCGTAGAGGGCCTTGCTCGGGAGTACGGCGGGGGCAAGCGATGAGCGTCCTCTACAACGAGAACGACCACCATGCAGCGGCGTGGCTTCGACGACTCGCCGCAGCTGGTCACCTTCCACCTGGCCGCGTTGACTCGCGGTCGATCGTCTCCCTGAAGCCCTCAGACCTCGATGGATACACCTCATTCCACACCTTCGCCGGAATCGGAGGATGGCCCCTCGCTCTTCGACTCGCTGGATGGCCCGACGATCGGCCCGTCTGGACCGGGTCGTGTCCCTGCCAGCCCTTCTCCGACGCCGGAGACAAGCAAGGCTTCGAGGACGAGCGACATCTCTGGCCCGCCTTCTTCTCCCTCATCCGCGAGTGTCGCCCTGACGTTGTGTTTGGCGAACAGGTTTCGAGCAAGGACGGCCTCGAGTGGTTCGACGTTGTTCGCTCTGACCTGGAAAGAGAGGGATACGCCTGCGGGGCACTCGATACCTGCGCTGCGAGCGTCGGCGCCCCGCACCGAAGACAGCGGCTCTTCTTCGTCGCTAGCCTGCTGGGTCACTCCGGTCTCTCGGGATCACAAGGATGTCGGGAACGAGAGGAACCGAGGAGTGGCGGACGTGGTGCCGAGGCAGGCGGATCTATGCGGGTGGCCGACGGCGACAGCGCGGGACTGCTCCGAGAACGCACGGAGCCAGTACATGATCAAGGGGCACGCGGGGACGAGCCTGGTGGATGCAGGCCGATACTCCGCATGGGCGACTCCAGCGGCGACCACCTTCGGGGAGAACGTGGAGGTCGAGCTGCAACGCCGAGAGAAGGGGGCGGAGCGCCTCGGGAACGGGAACGGCTACGGGATGACGATCGCCCTACAGGCAGGGCTGACGATCCCGAGATCGGGATCCAGTCGATATGGGATCGTCCGGACTGGGCCCTCTGCGACGACCCTGGCGGTCCCCGATGGCGCCCGATTGAACCCGGCACATTCCCGCTGGCTCATGGGGTTCCCGAGCGAGTGGGACGACTTCGCGGGTATGGGAACGCCATTGTTCCCCAACTAGGCGCCCAGTTCGTCCGCTCGTTCATGGAGACCTGTTTGTGATCTCCAAGGGAGACGCATAACCCCATGGGACGCTACCCCGTTGACGGTCAGCCCGACCGATGCACCGCCCAGTCGAAGACGACGAAGCAGAGATGCACCAAGACCGTCGTGCCCGGTCGCTCCGTCTGCCGATTCCATGGCGGGCTCGGAGGTCGACCGATCATCCACGGGCGCTACTCGAAGTCCCTCGGACGACTCCGAGAGGCGTATGAGGAGGCACGGGCAGACCCTGGACTCCTGGACCTCAGGGACACGATCGCCCTCCTGGACGTGGTCGTGAGGAGGGCAGCCGAGCGAGCCGCTGCCCTGGACACCCCCGAGTTCCGAGAGACCGCCCTCGAGCTCTTCGAGGACGCCTTGCAGGCGACCGAACCCTCGGAAACCGACAAGGCGATGGAGGCTCTCGGGGCCCTTCTAAGAGAGGGCAGCCAGGAGGACGACGCCCTCCGCGAGCTGGGCTCGAGCGTCGAGAAGCTTGCGAAGCGGCAGGAGAAGGCGTGGGACCTTCGGCTCACGGCCGCGAACGTGATCAACGCCAAGGACATGGTGGCCCTCCTGGGGAGGTTCGCCGACATCGTTCTCGAGGAAGCAGATGCAGACACCGCGACCCGTATCGTCCAACGAGTTGATCGGGAGGTCCTGGGGGAAGGTCCGAGCGCGGATCGCCTCTCAGTTGGAGGAGACCCAGTCGGAGCTCCCGTTCTCGATGTACCGGGACGACCCGACGGGGTTCATGACGGAGATCCTGGGGTGGGAGCCCTGGAAGAAACAGAGGGAGATCGGTGAGGCCCTGGTCCGGGACCAGCGGGTCTCGGTGGTCTCCTGCAACGGGGCGGGGAAGACGGCGTGCGCTGCCCGCCTGGTCCTCTGGTTCGTCCAGACCAGGAGGAACGCCGTGGTCGTGACGACCGCCCCGACTTGGCACCAGGTGGGTCTTCTATGGCGCGAGGTGCGGACGGCCTTCTCGGGATCAGCTCGCCGCCTCGTGGGCGAGATGCTCAGTCACCGCCTCGAGGTCGGGAGCTCGTGGTACGCGACGGGTCTGTCGACCGACAGGGAGGAGAGGTTCCAGGGATACCACGCGGGTGGCTCCCAGCCTGG